AATTACCTTGATCCCAAGTTCCATTATTTTCTGCAGCATATTTTATATCTCCTTTTGCTTGTCCTTCTCCTACTTCGTTTCCTCGTTCTAACCAATACTGTCTAGCTTCAAAATCAATATCTCCTCCTGGACCACCAATATTATTATCGTCATAATATTGCTGTACCCAATCTTTTAAATCACTTCTGTTCCATGTGTTTTGATTTCTAGCTGACCATTCAATATCTTTCTTTGTTTGTTCTATTCCGTTTTCTTCAGCTTTTTTTAACCAATATTGTCTACCTGCTTCATCAAGTCTTCCTTGATACCCATTTATATGATTATCTCTATAAAATTTTTGAATCCAGTCTAAAGCCATTAACTAGCAAAAGAAAAACGATTGTTATATCTAGTATATTCCAGTAGATCACTAACATCTTCTGAAGACCATTTTTTTATTTTTTCTAGCTTTATTTCATCAAAAAAAGTTTGTTGTTTATACCAATCTTCCATCTTTAAACTAGCTTTATTTGCATTGCAGCTTCTACAAGCAGGAATTAAATTATTTCTATAACTAGAACCTGAACTAAATTTTGGAATAATATGATCTAAAGATGTAGCTGGTTCATTGCAATAACCACAGCAATAATCCCAAGCTTCATAAATAGATTGTCTATATCTTCGTTTTGCTAATTTCGGAGTAAGTTCAACAAGGAGAGTGAGAGGATCACGTTCACAGTTGAACATACGTATCTATGCAGTTACTTAATTTTAATTTCACTACATTGCACAGAGAAAATATAGAGATAAAAAAATCATTAAATATGTTGACAAAATGAAAAGTGTTTATAGCTTTAACAAGTAGGTATTCCTCCTCACACATGAAGAAAGCAAATGGATGGGTTATAACCCGTCGAGCACAAGAAGCTCTTGGTCTGGATCGTTCAACTCTATTTAAATATAGAGATGATGGTACTTTAAAACTTGGTCCACATTATGCTGCCTTCCCTGAAACTCGTTCCCGTAGAAGTTTTAGATGGAATATAAATAATATTAAAAAGCACCTACAAGAGCAGGGGATTTCCGTTGCTGCTTCTGCGTAGCCTTCTTATAAAAATCCTTCCTGATCTCATATGCATTTAAGAGATCTGTAATTCTTAGCTGGGTATTTTCAAATGCCATCGCTCGATACAAGGAGGAACGAACTGATGATAAACAGTCCTCACTTTTGCAGGGCTGTTTTTCTTTTAATTCAAATAAAAAAGTCCATTGAGGATGTAAAGGATGAATTGCTTTTTTTCTATTTTTTAAATTAATTGAGTAATCGTTGTTCCAAGTAAAACCATTTAGCTGATCTGGATCTAGTCCAAACGTTGCTACCATCCCATAAAGCCATGAAAGTTTTTTGGTTTTTTTGTTTGTAGCAAGATTAAAGTATTCTTCTAGAATCTGCTGATCATCTGGGACTTTTTGTTCCATAATTGAAAAGCTGACTTATTAAAACCATATACAACAATTGTTTTAGTTGAGAAGTGTTGTATGTCAGTTTTTAACATGTCTTAAAGTTCTTTAACAATTATAACAAAATTCTATATATTTATACCTAGTCAATAAAAAACCCCTGTGTTGTACCACTGGGGTTTATTTCCTCTCGAATAAATTTTACCAGATCATTGGGATAATTTGTCCAGTTGTAATATATGCTCCTAACAAAGCAACAATACCAATCATTGCTAAACGTCCATTAAGTTGTTCAGCTTCTACAATGTGTCCTTTATAAGTTTCATCTATATAAGGTTTTGGCTCTTTTGCAAAAATGTTTTGCTTGCCGTATTCAGTAATTACGTGAGAGTCCATTTAAAAAATACCTGGGATAATTTGTCCAGTTGTTGCATAAGCACCAAAAGCTGCAACGATACCGATCATTGCTGCCCAACCGTTAAACTTTTCTGCTTCAGGAGTCATTAGATTACTTATTTGCTTATTTATATAATACATTAAGTTTTGTTAAGCACTAGGTAGTTATCCCTACTGCAAAAGAAATCAATAAAAAAATCCCTGTTATAGCAAGGACTTTTAGAAAAGTTTTAATTTAAAAACTTAGAAGGAATACTTAATTCCTAACTTTGTACCGTAGGTGTTGTCAGCGTCTTTAACTTGTGCAAAAGATACTTCACCATTAAGTTTAATTTTTTCTGTAACTGGGAACTTAGCACCAAGCTTGCCAGAGAAATTAGACTCAGAATCAACGCCATCAGCAGCATTAATTGTCTTACCGCCTTGGATATAGTATGCAAGATTGTTAAGTTTGTTTTCATAACCTACGTGTAGGTCTGTAGCTCTAGACTTATAATCTGAACCTGTGTACTTAGCTTTTGTTTCTACGTTGACATATGGTCCAGCAAAAGCAGAAGGAACAGCAAGAGCACTTGCAGCTGCTACGCTAAGGAATGATTTAATCATTTTTAATACTTATCATTGCTATTGAATCTAGCATTAAACAAATAGATATAAATACTCAATCAGACACTTCTTTAATTATCCTCATCACTAGTATCAATAATAAACTTGATAGTTAACACTAATAAAAAAGCTGTTAAATAAGACCATCCAAATACATAAGCAAAGTCATTCATTGTCCTATGAGACTAGGAATGATATTTACATCTAGTCCAAGGAAAGGAGGAATCTTTCCAAGAACTCTAAATAATCCATCTACAAATGCAGCTAAACAAAAGAAACCAAGGATTGCACTAATTACTGTTGCAGTCTTATTGTGCTTGTCTATTGCAATTTCAATAGATCTATCAATTAGTTTTTTTACGTCTTCCTTATCCATATTGAACTGGTATGTATATTTATTGTATTAAAAGATGCTCAAAAAAAAGCCTCCCGTTAAGAGAGGCTTATCAAGTTGTGTAGGATATTTAACCTACTGCTGGAGCAATTAAAGCAACTGGTGTTGATTCAGCACTAGCCAAATCAAGTGGGAAGTTGTGAGCATTACGCTCGTGCATTACTTCCATACCAAGGTTTGCTCTGTTTAAAACATCTCCCCAAGTTGGTACAACTTTTCCTGATGCATCAACAACTGATTGGTTAAAGTTAAAACCATTCAAGTTGAAGGCCATGGTGCATATACCCATTGAGGTAAGCCATATGCAGATAACAGGCCAAGAAGCAAGAAAGAAATGAAGACTGCGAGAGTTGTTAAAGGAGGCGTATTGGAAGATAAGACGTCCGAAGTAGCCATGGGCTGCGACGATGTTATACGTTTCTTCTTCCTGTCCGAATTTGTATCCATAGTTCTGAGATTCCAAGCCTGTGGTTTCACGTATAAGTGAAGATGTAACAAGTGAGCCATGCATAGCACTAAACAAGGCACCACCAAACATACCCGCCACGCCAGCCATGTGGAATGGATGCATGAGGATATTATGTTCCGCTTGAAAGACAAACATAAAGTTGAACGTGCCTGAAATGCCGAGAGGCATACCGTCACTGAATGATCCTTGTCCGAAAGGATAGACCAAGAAGACAGCGAAAGCGGCTGATACTGGTGCGGAGTAAGCAACACAGATCCAAGGGCGCATCCCTAGTCGATAACTAAGTTCCCATTGTCGTCCCATGTAAGCTGAGATACCGATGAGAAAGTGGAACACAATGAGTTGATATGGTCCTCCGTTATACAACCACTCATCGAGGGTTGCAGCTTCCCAGATTGGGTAGAAGTGAAGACCGATTGCATTTGAGGACGGTACGATTGCTCCAGATATGATGTTGTTTCCGTACAGGAATGATCCTGCAACTGGTTCTCTGATTCCATCTATATCTACAGGTGGTGCCGCAATGAATGCGATTATGAAACATGTGGCTGCTGTTAGTAAGCAAGGGATCATTAACACACCAAACCAACCGACATAAAGACGATTATTTGTTGATGTAACCCACTCACAAAACTCAGGCCAGCCAGTCAAGGAATTTTGTTCCCTGACTTCTATAGCAGTAGCCATTTTAATAATATAAGGACGTTTGTTAGCCTTTCAACAAAAGGCTTAACATAACTATACAATTAATAATTTTATTCAGCAGGATTTACACCATTGGCAAAGCCCGACCACGCTAGTCCTATTGCTTCTATTGTAGATGTTTCTGTTGATTTATAAGGTAAATGTACAACATCTCCTGCGTGATAAGTGGCTGGTTGTCCACTAACTTGTACTTCACTATCTCCAAATTTTCTTACAGTTCTTTGTTCTTCTGAATAAATAAAATTTGTATCAACAATATCACCAAATTTAGGTTCAGTCATGTTGTAGGAGTTCCTCCCTGTGCTGGTGTATAAGCTCTTCCAGCTTTATCATACATAGTGAAATTCTGTAGCTTTACAAAAGTAGAAGGAATATTAAATAGCTTTTGCATCATCTGAATCATCATTGGTGATTGACAGTTGAAAGGAGGAATATCCATATAAGCTAATCCATATCTATTAATATTCGCTGCAGCTCCTTGCTGATCTTTTTCTACTTGATCAACTAGTTTTTGCTCCCATTCAACAATGTCTTTAATTTCAACAGGTATATCGGATGGTTCAGGAGGAAAGACACCTTCTTCATATTTCATTGAATAAATATGTTTGCAATATCTAAATTCATCAAGAGTAGGACTCCATCTGTCAGTCAAAGATGTAATAACATTATCTTTTGCTTTGTAGTCTTCAAAATCAGGTAAGCCTTCTGATCTTGCTCCAGGTAAAGAAGGATCAGCTCCACTTCTTAGATATACTCCACCAAAATCACTGAACACACCTGGGTTATCTCTAGTTGCTCCTAGTATTGTGCTACTTGATGCAGCAGTAGTTGGTGGTATTTCATATTGAACAGCAGGAGCTACAATTTCTAATTTCCTGTTAGTTAAAGCATTAGTCATTGCTTGGTTAGCAACTTTTCCTGCTTCCGTCATAACTTCATAACGTCCAGGTTTAAGTGTTGCTACTCCTGTTTTTGGAAATCTTGGACCTGACCTTTGACCCAAGGATGATATATAAGCATATTGACGACGAGTAAAATCCTGACAAGTGCAGTAATAACGAGTACCTGTCATAAAGAAACGACCAACATTTGGAGGTCTTGTTGCTGGTGTAACTAATACTTGGTCAGGAGTTGCTTCAACAGAACCACGTTTTCTAAGTTTTAATAAACCTGTATTTGGATTTACATCAGCTAAGACAGCTTGTACATAACCATATCTTGTTTGTGTAGCAGGATTAATTGTTCCTCTACTAATAGGAACTCCTTCAGGTTCAATAATTCGATCTTCTATTACCTCACCATTAGTAGGTTTAATACCATCAGTACCAGCTATAGGAATAAATAATGGAGCTGGAAGTTGATTAGTTGAACTCCATGTTCCTGCAAGTTGTACATACCAAAACTCTTTATCTTCTGTTACTGAAGCTATTGATGCAGCAGTACCACCACTATCTTTAACATTATCAAAACGAAGACTACCAGCTACACGTACACCTGCCCAATGACAACCTAATTCTTTATTCTTAGTAGGAAAACCTCTAAATACACCTGGAATAGCAGGAGCGTTTCCAGAGGCTCCAGGAACGCCTGTAGGAAGTGGAATACGATACTTAAAGGGATAATCAAATGAGTTGTGATATAAAGATGCTGTGGCTAATTCAAAGCCTCTTCTCCACCTTGCCCAACACGACTCTCTATTAACTGTATATATAGATTCAGGACTACTTCCACCGAATTCATTAGTAATTGGTTTGAATTTATAAGTATCTCCTTTGTATTTTTTATCAAAGGAAGAAAAAGATCCAAATGAAGCCATTTACCACTTAACCTTATGTGACCAATATCTAGCTGACATCTTGTCAGGACTAGAGTCTTGAGCATTATGTCTTGCATAATATGATTTTTTTCTAGCTTTATCTTTTGCAGTCTTTGGACTTTTACCTGCACCTTTTACACCTTGTTGACCAAATCTAACTATTTTTTCTTTTCCATTATCACAAGCTTTTACTACATGTGATTTTGTTTTGTGACCAGGAGTTTTCCTTGGCTTATTACAAGCCATTTTATCTTTTTGTAGTTTGGCTGCTTTTACAGCTTTTTTTGCTTTAGAAGAATCCACCTTGAGCCGTCACGTTAGCACCGTCTGTATAACCAGCGGTGTTGTTACCTTCTGCATAAACTCCTACATATAAACGATCACCACGTTCCAAATAAATACCTCTGTTTCTTACAGGTAATCCTGCTCTTGTATCTCCAGTAGATGAAGCATAAGCAGCATGTACACCTGGAGTTGCAAGATGAGGCATTACATCTGAACAGTCACATACTGCTGTATTAGCTGGAACTGTCTTAGAGAAAAGTATGTTGTAATCACCAGATGCTGGAATAGGAGTTGTTGTACCACGAGTTTGGTAGAAAACAAAAGTAGCTTCAGGTTGTTTGCCATAAGCAACTCCTTTGTAAAGAAACCCTTGAGTTAATGCTCCTGAATAATTTAAAGCTTTTAAAACACCTGTTAAAGCTGTTGCACCTGTATAAACATAATGTCCATACTGATAGTTATTACTTGAAACTGTGGCTTGTGTAGGATCATCCATAAACACAATTTGTCCACTAACTAGAGAAACAACTTTATCCTTATTAGTTACATTTAAAGTTTCATCATTTCCTCTAAATTTATCATTTCTAGTAATTTGTATTGAATCAATTACTCCTCCATTATTATTATCTTCACTTAAAGCTGCATCCATATCAACAAGGATAGAAGGAGCTTGACCACCTTGAACAAATAAAGTATTTGCAGATGCAGTATTACTTCCAACTGTCTGAGTAGTTACTCTAACTGAATCAAATAGTGGACGATCAACTAATAGGGGCTGTTTATTAGTAGAGGTTGATGACACTTTTATTCACACTAATTTTCTTTAATTATAGGCTCTGTTAATGTTTTCTTTTAAATTTTTGTTCTGCATCTCTTCCTTCCTTAAGTATATGTTTTTCTTCTGCTATTTCTCTTTTAGTTAATTGGTCTTGTAAAACATTACCCCATTGACCTTGACCTGCTAATTGAATTAAAGGCATTTTTAAATTCCTAGCTTTTGTTGAGCTAATAAAAAATCAGGAGAATTCTTAGCAATAATCTGATTAAATAATAATTCTGGATTCCTTTGTAGATTTACAAAATCTTGAAAACTGGCATCAGTTCCTTTCTCTCCTTGAAATAAAGAAGAATAACCTTTATCCATTGCCCAAGTTGGTCCCATGATTTATCTCCAGTTCTCTGCTAATACCATTCTAGATCCTACAGCTGTGTCTGCTGGACCTGGTAATGCTTGAATAAATTCTGCTCCAGATCTGTCGTATCTATATCTAGCTTGTTGAGGATCTTTAAAGTTAGGTACATACAAAATACCAGCAAGACGATTAGTCTCGTATAGATAAATATCGTCCCAAACCTTTAATGCTTCTTGAGCATTACTAGATTTAATTGTTCTATCAACGTCACCAGCAATACTTTCTAATCGTGTTGATGGAGAAGTTGCTACTTCAGTTTTCTTTTCAGCGGTATCACAACGACCTAATTGAACAGCAATCTTGTCATAGAAAAAAGAATCAGGAACTGTATTCATTGCTTCTTCTAATCTGGCATAATCACCAGCTGGAACAGAAACAGTAAAATAACCCAGGTGATACCTGACCCTACTTTTATCAAAGTCAGATAATTGCACTTATCCTCTCGTTAAACTTATCTTTTATTTTAAATCTAATAACTTTTCTTTGTACTTTTTTTTGTAGTACTTTTTTTAGCTGTAGTTTTTTTAGTTCCTTTTTTTGGTGGTCTACCAACTTTTGATCCGTAGGTACCAGGTCCTTGAGGCATGATTAATAATATCTCTATTTAAACTATACCCTAATTAAATCAGCAGCAAAAACAGAATCCCAATCAACTCTTTTTATTTGTCTTAATTGTTCAAGATTGGCAAATTTCTCACCTGATAATGACATTTGAATATCTTTAATTTCACGAGCAGTTTTAAGTCCAATACCTTTGATATGATCTGCAATCATCTGTGCTGTGGCTCCATTTATATTTAAACGTGTCTCTGGAGGAAAGTCACGAGGTTCTTCTTTTGAAGCTTTATCTTTTATTTGTAATGTTTTAACTTTTTTAGTTCCTTCAGGATCAGTTTCTAACTCATGTTTATAAGCATAAAAAGTGCGACTGTCCTGGTCCTCTACCATGAAACAGTCGCCATTGTCTAATTCACTTATGATTTTTACTCTTGCACCCGTTTTCTTATGCTTGAAAAGTGTAGTCATTAGAACCAGAATGTTACTTTCTGATCCTAGTTTAACTCACAATTTAAGAAACAGTACGGTTAGTTAGGTACTGTTCAACATCGGCATATCCAGGAGCTGAATCTTGCTGAAGATAGCAAACTTCAACAACGATATATCCTTTCTTACCAGCATCTGCATCAGCATCTGATAGATATACACCATCAGCAGCAGCAGTAGCATTAGCACCGTCTTTAGTAAAGACTTTCCAAGTTGTATCAGCAACTACTTGGAAATGAGCTGTGTCAGGCTTTAACGCACCACCAGCTGTTAAACCACTTGCGTAGTAAATAGGAGCTGTACTTACGTTAGAGCTACCACCAGCAAAGTAGATAGCGTTTGCACCACCATCACCAGTTCCATCAACAGTAGAAGCAATATTTGCCTGAGCACATGCTTCTGCAATTAATGTGTTATTTGTTGGGTTTCCACCGTTGCTACGTCCGAAGGAAATAACGTTTCCTGTATCGGTGTAAACACCAGATGCAACACGTCCATCATCCCAACCAGATGCTACAGAAGCAGCAGCACGATAGACATAAGAAGGTGTGCCAGCTGCACCAGCTACAACCATTCCTGTAATGTCTGTCCGTGTATCGTCGTTTCTGTATGGTGAAGGGACAATAACGTCTGAGTTATTCCACTTAGCACCAACTTTTCCAGTTACTTCAGCATAACCACGTTGTTGGAAATACTTCCATCCTGGTACAGCTAGAACAGCAGTAGGTCCACCTAAAGATGAATCGTTTGTGCTGTTATCAGTTGTATCAATATTTTTATACCAACCGTTTAGAGGCTCTGCCCAGTTTCCTGGAAAGATTTTCTTAGAAGACAAATAAGCCATTTATTTCTCCAAAATTGTATCGTTATTTATTAAACAGTGTAAGATTTATGCGTCTGGTACGAAGCTGAATCCTGTGGTTACGAAATCTTTATTAAGGATCTCAAACCCAGCGTACAACTGCCATATCAAAATAATAAATCTGCTAAAGTCATCATTATTATTAATAAGAACTTGTGCATTTGGTCCACCAATTCCAACACCAATTGCTTGAGGTCCGAAGAAGTATCCTTGAGCCGCTTCTCTTGAAGCATATGCACCACCGCCGTTATAGGAGGAAGTAACACTCTTGCTTGGGAAGTTTGTAGACTCGAAGAACTTAACACCTTCAAACTGTACGCCTGTTGGCATTACAGGTTCACCAGCAAGGAAGAAAGCTTGTCCAGCTTGAGGTCCTTGATAGAAACTTGCGTTGTTAGGAACCATGGGATTGCCCATGTACATTCCTTGACCAGGAGCACCAGCATAACGAGCGATTTCTCTGAAATCAGCGTCACGACGTAAGTGCATCATGAATGTTGGATCACATATGCAACGATATAGACCGTCAGCATAAGTAGGAACGTTACGCTTACGTAAATCCTTAACAACATTCAGTAGGTCAGTCTTAACTGAGAACTGTTGCTTCGTATTTGTAATCTCTGTAGCAGAGTAAGAGATACGTCCAGAAGCATCTTTAGTTTTTCCATCTGCGAAGTAATATCCACCTTGGCTAGTAGAAGCAGCACCATTAGCTTCTGCTTTAGCTAGTTCATCAATGAATACTCTGTCTCTCCAACGTCTGTAATCATCCAAAAGGGTCAAACTACCTATTGACTGATGGAACATATTAAGGTTCCCTGTGTCAAGTAGTAGACGTTGAGCTGTTACAAGAGTTTCTCTTGCAATCTTGAATGTACTTGACTGAGTTGCATCACCAGGATCAGCAGGACCTGTGTACTCTTTAAGTACTACAAGTACCTTTTCCTTTGTGATGTTGCGGCTATTAGCAGTACCAATAGTCTGATCAGCTACACGCTCACGGCTGTCCTTTGTACCAGGAGATCCCCAGAACTTGTAACGATCTAGCTGAACAGTTTGTCCAGGTTGGCGAGTGAAGTCGTGTACCACTACTGGTTCGACTGCCATCTCAGCTATATAGCCAGGATGAGGTCTGTAAAGCTCGGCTCCCAAAATTTTTGGGAAATCATTATCAATAAACACTTGGTTTTATTCCTCCAATGTCTGAAGTTTTTTATTAACGGGTGAAAGAGTCAGACATGAGCATGCCCTTATCTAACTTAGTATTTTAACAGTGAGTAATTTATTACTTAGTAATTAACTACTAGCACAGTGATTAGTGCTAGTAGATAAAAGTAATTATTACTCCATTACAAACAATTTATTTTGTACTGTTTGTGGCTGTGCTTGGTTTAATACCTTCCAAGCATTCTGAGGATCACGAGCCATTTGCTCATTAAAACTACCCCAGAAGTTTTCTGGCTGCTGTGGAGCAGCTGCTGCTGGAGGAGCTGGTAATTCATTGGCTGGCTGTCCAACTTGCTGGCCTTGTACAGGCTGAGTTGGATATCCTCTTGTTTCTAACTGAGCTTCGTTCTCATACACAGGATGAGGACCTTCTGGACCGAAGAACTTCAATGTGTAATCACTAAGAACGTCAGGGTTTGTGAGAATTTCGTTATAAGCTACGTTCTCTTGATGCTCATTAGTTGCGAACTGTGCAAATCCTTTAATATTATCTGCTGCTCTATTTCCCCACTGGACCGCTTCGTCCAGCATCCCTTCTAGATTTACTGCGTACTGGTTTAGTACTGCTGGTGCCTCTATCCCGAATGCGTCTATCACTTGGCGGCTGTCGTCGCTCATTCCTACCATTGTCTGAATCTGGTCTAGCTCCTGAGAGGAGAGATTCGAAGAGGCTTGGGAAGAGTTGGGCGATGAGATCTGGCTGGGAGGCGAGATCTGCTGACCCGATTGAGGCGTAGCTTGGACGCTCGCTTGTCCGTAGTTGGCCTGGGTATATTGTGGACTCGCTGTCTGCGATTGTTGACCCTGGAACGGGGATTGGACTGGTGCGCTCAGTACTCCTACCACCTTGTTGAACGCCGATTCCCAAGGATTCGACTGCGGCTCCGAGGTTGTCGGGGATTGGGGGGCGAACTGAGTAGGGGCTGATTGGTAGCTGGGGGCTGCCTGAGGTACCGCTTGGGGGAAGCTCGTACCCACT